TTCTTCTAGTAAATCTTTGTTATTGAGGTAATTAACTTTCATAGTGGTCCTATTTCTCTTATTATAAACTATGTACTTAATTTTGTCAACTAAATACAGTGACTAAGGAGTCCAAATATGCCATCATTTGACGTAGGTAATAGTTTACGCACAGTTACGGGAGCTGCAACATCTATCGGCTCAGCAGCCTATGGCGCAATGGGCACCTTAAACAATGTTACCGGAACAGCTGGAAGAATAACAGATGCAATCGGTAATGTGAGCAGTTCATTTGCCGCAGTATCTAGTCTTCGAAGCTTTAATTTACCAGACGGCGGAAATCCAGTAAGTCAATTTGCTGCCGGAGCAGCACTATTTAGTAGTGGTCTAGGCGCAGTTGCTGGCATTGCGGGCGCTATCGGTGGCCTTGCTAGTGCGCTGGGCGGTGGCGGTGGCGGTGAATGGAGAGCCAGACTAGCCGGTCCTACTGGTCAGTTAGTATTCCCGTATACTCCAACTATATCAATATCTGGCGGAGCCCAATACGAAGAACAGGGCATAACTCATCAGAACTATGCATTTTTTGCCTACCAACATAGTAAGGCAGAAACTATTCAGATATCTGCACCATTTTTTGTTACAGACTCTGTAGAAGGACAAGCATGGGTTAAAGCGTTAACTTTTTTAAGAGCCGCTACTAAGATGTTCCAAGACGGCAATCCCCCTGCAATGTTTAAATTTAATGCCTATGGCGATTATGTGTTTAAAGATATTCCAGTAATTGTAAAAACCTACTCAGTAGATTTACCAACGGGTGTAGATTATATCGCTGCCGGAACAAGCCATGTACCTACTAAGAGTACATTTAACGTAACACTACAACCAGTTTACAGTAGAGAAAAAGTAAAAACATTTAATCTACAATCATTTATTAACGGCGGATCAGCAGGATTTATCTAATGGCAGCAAACTATAGCAATACCAGCCCATGGGCAGACACGCCCGTTGTTGAAAACTATTTGAGTTTTTTAAAAATTCGTGCGGTTCCTGCAGAACCCGACGATTTTCTCTACACTATTGAAAGTCAATATACTCATCGCCCTGACCTACTAGCGTACGACTTGTACAAAACATCTAAACTGTGGTGGGTGTTTACTCAACGAAACTTGGATGTGTTACAAGATCCAATTTATGATTTTGTTCCGGGCGTACAAATTTATATTCCTAAAGGGATTAGCCTAACTAAATTGCTAGGATTATAATATGGGATTATTTGACTCAGCAACCAACGCAATTGGTGCTACAAATCGAGTTGTCGGTGGCATAGGTCAAGCAGCTGGTAGTATATCTGCGGTTAAACAGTCCGCTGCTCTTATACGAAGTTCTGCGGTTAATGGATTAACAAACACAGGCAGCAGTGTAGTAGGACAGATAGCAGGAGTTGCAAATGCAGCTCAAGGAATTGCAGCCGGAGTACAAGGAGCAATTGCAGGAGTATCTAACCTTGCAGGCGCAGCCGCTGGAGTCGCTGGAGCATTAGGAGCGACGAGTCTTGCAGGCGCCCTTGGCGGGTTTGCAGCAAGTTTAGGAGGAGCAACCGCAGGAGGAGCAGGAGCTGAAGTTCCATCTAACCCGCTACACAAATATGCATCATACACTTACATGTTTGGCCTCTATGCATTAACTGACGGTGAAGTTAATGGCGGCCAACGCAGTCCTTATGCAGGTATTCCTATTATACAAATGCCAAGTGGTCCAACAATTGGTGCCACTACCTTTATGGACAATGTTAAAATATCTGGAACAATTGGACTAGACAAACAAGCAGGCAACAGTAATGCATTGAGTATAAGTTTTAAAGTTATTGAACCATATAGCATGGGAAAATTCTGGGAAACTTTACAAACAGCAGCATTGATGGCCGGCCATAAAAATTATGTTGACGCCCCATATATGCTGGCAATTATTTTTAAAGGCCACTTTAATCCAGACGAGCAGTTTCAGAAAATTCCTAAAACTGACAAGTATATCCATATGAAAATTAGAGAAGTCAGTATGCGTGTTACTGCTCGTGGGTCAGAATATGATATTGAAGCTTATCCGTGGAACGAGCAAGGCATGTCAAGTACGTTTTCTGAAATTAAAACAGATGCAATGATATCTTGTAACGATGGCGGTCCTTATACTGTAGAAGATATTTTAACAAACGCAGATAAGAGTTTAAAGAAAATTATCAATGATAAACTCAAAGATGATAAAACTAGGAAGAAAAACGTTACTTATGCACACGAAATAGATATCGTATTTCCAACTTATCCTTATACTAGCAACAACATGGGTAATCCAATAGGATTATCTAAACTAGGTCTTGATGTGTATAATAAAGGCGACACGCCAATGTCAAAAGATAATGCGGCATATGATCCTGCTACTGGAATTTATACACGTGGTAATATTCAAATAAACACAAAAAATGCAAATTTTAAATTTGCACAAGGTGCTACTGTTCAGGATATTATTAATCAGATTATTTTAACTAGTGATTATGGAAAGAAAGCACTAGAAGAAGCTAATCAAACACCGGACGGTAAAGTTACCTGGTGGAGGATTGAGACCCACTTACATAATATTTCTGATGAAGATCCCAAGACTGGATCAAAAGCTAAAAAAGTAATTTTTAGAGTAGTTCCGTATCTAGTAGATGCTACTGTATTCACAGCACCTAACACTGGATCAAAAGGTTCTGCTGGCATGGCCATCTCTCGAGATTACAATTACATTTACACAGGTAAAAATCACGATATACTTGATTTTGCCATAGAGTACAAGGTTGGATTCTATCGTGCATTTAACGCAGACGGCGGAAAAAATTCTGAAGATGCTACGTTAGCATCATCAACCGGTGGCGCAGCAGATAAGGCTGCTTCTACTAATGAGCCTTCAGAACCTGTCGGCGGTAAAGGCGGCCCTGAGAAAAAGAAACATGATTCAAAAGGCACATCAACTGCTAAATCAGGTGGCGGAACCAGTTTTGATGATGCAGCCACTACAGCAGCTAGGCAGTTCCATGATCTAGCAACTCGCGGTTACGACATGTTAAATTTAAACTTAAAGATTTTAGGCGATCCGTATTTTCTTGGGGACAGCGGCCATGGCAACTTTACGATTCCTACAGCCGGCAATGGAATAAACACAGCAGGTTCAGTTGATTGGCAAACAGGTGAGGTCTTTATTAAAGTAACATTTAGAACTCCTGAAGATGCAAATACAGATACTGGCTTATATGATTTTGCAGGTGGCACAAAACCGGTGAAAGAATTTACAGGATTCTACAAAGTGTTACAAGTTGAGAATGAATTCAGTAGAGGTAAGTTTACTCAGACATTAGGGCTAACTAAACAAACAGTAACTGAAGGCGGTGGCGGAAACTTCCCTCCAAAATTACCAGCACCTCAGGATTTTGGTGATCCACCTGATCCTTGATACACAAGATAATAACGGATAATTAAAAATGGCAGAAGAATTTAGAAAAGGCGCAAATGCTGAAACCCCTGACGCAGGCCCCTTTCTGGCTAAAATTGTTAGTCATCTTGATCCAACATACATGGGCACTCTTGAAGTTCAAATTTTGCACGAAACAGGTAATGATGAGGACAGGGAAGGGCAGCTACGTACTGTAAAATATCTAAATCCATTTTACGGATCTACGCATATTGACTATGTTAGCGACTCCGCTGACACACATGATAATACACAAAAAGCCTATGGCATGTGGATGATTCCTCCTGATGTTGGTACTATTGTTATGGTCATCTTCATCGGCGGTGACACTCGAAAAGGCTTCTGGATGGGCTGCGTTCAAAACGAAGATATGAATTTTTCGTTACCTGGGTATGCTGCCACTCAGTATGTTTCAGGCGACAGTAGAGAAACTGATACTGAGAAAGAAAGAGTACCTGCCGGTGAATACAACAAAATAATACATCCTGACACTGAAAGTGATACTACAAAGAAAGATAAACCTGAACATCCCAGTGCTATAGCAATGGAAAAACAAGGTTTACTTAAAGATGACATACGAGGTATTACTACATCAAGTGCTCGTCGAGAAGTACCAAGCATGGTATTTGGTATTAGTACTCCAGGCCCTGTCGACAAAGCAGGTAAGATTGGTAAAGTGGGAAAATACGAACACAAAATTCCCAATGCTTTTGTATCAAGATTAGGCGGCTCGTCGTTTGTAATGGATGACGGTGACGATAAGTTTTTACGTAAGAAGTCGGCATCAGAAGGACCTCCAGAATATGCTGCGGTGGAGCTAGGTGAAACCGACGGCATTAAAACTATCTTACATAATGAATTAATTCGATTGCGTACACGAACAGGCCATCAAATTCTAATGCATAATAGTGAAGATTTGATCTACATTGGTAACAGTCGTGGCACCGCATGGATTGAATTAACTAGCGATGGTAAGATAGAAGTTTATGCAGAAGACAGTATTAGTTTTAGGACCAAACAAGACTTTAACTTCTATGCAGATCGTGACATTAATATGGAAGCAGGACGTAACTTTAACATTAAAGTAGCTGGTGAAATGCACACACATGTGTTAGCAGATCATGTGTTAATTGTAGATGCTAATCAGAAAATACATGTTAAACAGGCAGTTGAAAAAACTTACGATGACACGTTTACACATCATGTAGTTGGAGATGCTAATGTTAAATTTGATGCAAATTACCTGCACACTGTAGGTAGCAATTACGATCTTAATATAGGCGGTCATAATTTTCAAACAAGTGGCGGCTCTAACGAGACCAAGGCAGGCGGCAATATTGTAGAAACTGCTCCTCAGATTCACATGAATGGCCCAGCTGCTAGTGAAGCTAGTGAAGCTAGTGAAGTAGAAGTACCGTTAGTGTTAAAAACTCATATGCTAGCAGACATGCCAACTCAAGATGCAGAAGCACCGGTTGATTTAGAGACAATTATGCGTAGACTGCCAACTCCAGAACCGTATCCTCATCATGAAAATTTAGATCCGTTGAACTATAAGCCAGAAAAACTTGATAGAGATAGTGATGGCAGGTATGAAGACAGCACGACTGATCTAAGCACTCCTGCAGAATACTGGAAAACATATAGTACAATCACAGATACATTTGCTAAAGTACCGGCTCCTAATCAACAGCCCGAAGAGGAGTAAATACTAGATGGCAACTAAATCTCGATTATATGATAAAATCACGTTACAAGGTAGTACACGTAGCCAGGTCACGCCAGGTGCAAAAACTTACAAAGGTTTTAGTACAGTATCACCTGTTTCTGAAAGTTTTGCACTCTACGACCTACAGTTAATCAAACAAGATATATTGAATCATTTTCATATACGTCTAGGAGAAAGACTAGAACAGCCTAACTTCGGTACCATTATATGGGATGTATTGTTTGAGCCGTTAACTGATGAATTAAAAGATATATTAGCCAAAGATGTTGAAACTATTATCAACTATGACTCTAGAGTACGTGCTGAACAGATCATAATATCAACATATGAATCAGGCATACAGATCGAATGTGTGCTAGTTTATTATCCGTACAACATACAAGAAGCCATCCAATTAAAATTTGACAAAGCCAATGGTTTGTCTGGAATGTAATTAACTACACACATAATAATATACGCTAAATACTCAATAATTGGGAAGGCGTATGTCAACAACTGATAGACAAAATAGATTACTAGTAGCGGAAGATTGGAAACGCATATACCAGAGCTTCCGCAACGCAGACTTTCAAAGTTATGACTTTGAGAACCTGCGTAGAGTTATGGTTAATTATATCAGGGAAAATTACCCTGAAGATTTTAACGACTACATTGAATCCAGCGAATACCTTGCCCTAATTGACCTTATTGCGTTCTTGGGTCAAAGCATAGCTTTCCGCATTGATTTAAATGCTAGAGATAACTTTTTAGAGCTTGCAGAACGCCGTGAAAGCGTATTGCGCCTTGCTCAATTACTCAGTTACAACCCCAAGAGAAACATCGCCGGCAGTGGATTATTAAAATTTACCACAGTATCTACTAGCCAGGTAGTCTATGACTCGAACGGCCGCAGTCTTTCGGGACAAACAGTTGCGTGGAACGACCCTGCTAATCCTAACTGGTACGATCAGTTTATCAAGGTAATAAATGCAGCCTTACCAGTTAATCGTCAATTTGGTAATCCAGACGATAAAGCAACAATTTATAACATTCCTACAGAACAGTACAGATTCCAAGCTAGCAATCTTGACGTTCCTGTTTATAGTTTTACAAAGTCGGTAGACGGCCGTGTTCTGCCTTTTGAAATTGTTAGCACAACATTTAAAGAACAAACATACATCTACGAAGAACCACCAGCAGTTGGTAATCGTCTTGCGTTCATCTACCGTAACGACGGCCGCGGCAACGGTAGTGCAAACACTGGATTCTTTGTACATTTCCGTCAAGGTATTTTAAATCAAGGTACATTTACTATTGATCAACCGTCAACTAGTGAGACTGTAGATATTGATGCAGTTAACATTAATAATGATGATGTATGGTTGTATAAACTTGATTCGCAAGGTATTGAGTCCGAATATTGGGCAAAAATTCCTGCACTAGAAGGTAATAACACAATTTATAATAGTTTAAAAAAATCTATTAGAAACATTTACAGTGTTATTACTCGCGCTGACGATAAAGTAAGTTTGTCTTTTAGTGACGGCACATTTGGTAATTTACCTCGAGGCACGTTTCGTACATATTACAGACAAAGCAACGGAGTTACTT